CATCAGCCACAGCTAAGTCTGTAATACCAGTAATAGTTCCACCAGTAATTGCTACGGCATTTGCATTCTGGGTAGACATAGTACCCAAAGTATCCATAGCATTTTTAACAAACGCTGTTGTAGCTAATTGTGTTGTGTTTGTTCCAATAATTGCTGTAGGTGCAGTAGGTACTCCTAATAAAGCAGGACTAAGTATGTCAGCTTTAGATGCAACAGCAGAAGCTATAGATGTAAATTCGATATCAATTTCTGTACCTTTAACAATCTTATTTGGATTGCCTGTAGGAAGAGTATCCTTACTCGTAAAATTAGTTGCTTTTGAATAATCAGACATTATATATTCTTTCCTGTTTTAATAGCTACGTCTACTTTTTGAATAGATAAAGGCGCACCGTTGATATCTGATTCAAATCCAATTTGTAATACTCGTCCAGCTCCTGAAGCATTAAACTTTAGTGTGTCTAAAGCAATACCATTTGCATATTCTGCAATACCATATTCAGCAATATTGTATTCTGATATATTTAAAGCTTTTAAAACAACAGTAGTACTGTTATAGTTATTGTTATAATCAAACCCCCACTTTATAGCAATAACTTGTTTACTTCCACCAATAACAACCATTCCTAATTTTTTAAGAATTTTAATCATTGTTGGTTTATCGAAATCAAAGTAGTTAGTATAATAAGACCAACGATAACTGCTTCCATTATCTTGATATTCGTTATATTTACCGATATATCCTAATTGACCCATGTATAAATCACGATTTTCTAATACATGGAAAGAACGTGGATTGATATCTTTCCATATTGTTGTTCTTGCTGCTCCATTTTCTAATATGGAACGAGTATCAAAACAATAAGTAAAACCTACTGAAGGTAATGACAATAAATAAAACGCATCAGGAGCATAGTATACTGCTTTAACATTTATTAATGTTTCAGTAGATACGTTAATAATTAAATCATCACGTACATTTTTAGATACATCACGTAATGGCATTGATTTTTCTTGAATCAAGCGACCAAGAGACTGTACACCTGTTTCAGATAAAAACATAATATCTGAACCAAATACAGATACAACTGAATCACGAGCTATGCAACCAAATCCTTTAATGACATCACTTAATGCCATTGTTGCTGGATCTTTAGGATTAGAATATACTAAAATACTACGATGACAGAATATGATTAAAAAACCATTATGTGATGCCAGTGCTACAATACCATCCCCAGTAGGAATAACAGTACTAATATCTAAGTAACCTGAAGTACCTGTGGTAAAGTTAGCTGGATTTTGTAAATCACTAAAGTATACAGTTTGATTATCCCCTGAAATATTAGCTGTCCACAAACGACCATAAGCTGCAATAGCACAATTAGGGGTAAATGAAGATACAGTATATCCTGTAGGTAAAGTACCAATATCACCTAATCTTTGAAATCCGTATGATCCTGTATGATTATGTGTAGCATTACCTAACTTATGATACACCAATACTGGATGACCTGCCTGAGCAAATATTGCATGAGCAGAAGTATTGCCACTATTGTTATAAGGCATTGAAGCAACCTGCCAATTGTCATCGTTGACTGTAATTGCAGTTGTTCCTGTACCGGCAGCGTCTGTAACAGTTCCGTTTACTACAGCAGTTAGCGTAGTAGTTCCAGTATATATCTTATTACCAGCACAACTAAATATTACATTACCATCTGACTTAACAAATTCAAATACAGTCTTGACTGCTGGACTAGACGCAATAGCAGTTGTGTTTACCTTGGTCCACCCTTTACGAGCACCAATACGACCATATTTATCAATGACGCAATTAAAAGCTTCTAGTGCATATCCACTAGATAGTTGTACTGAGGCATCCTGAATATTTAATCCAGAAAACCCCGGAGCTTGGATTGATGCTGTTAAAAGAGCTTCTGACATTAATTTGTCCACTCGCCTTCTTCAAGATAACGAGCACTTTCAAGAGCAACAGCGTCACTTAAAGATTGTTTATACATTGCAAAAACTTCGTTAGAAGCAATACCGCCGTCTTCCCCACGTTCACCCATTGCACGAGATAAGGCATTAAATATTACCGGCTCTGAAGGAATCAACAACTGATCTGAGTTAGCTGACAAAGGTACTTGTGGTTTAATAACGTTAAAACGAAGATTGTAAACACCATTAGGGATTGGATACAAATCTACCTGAGTATCTCCATTGGAGTCAGTACCGTTAAAATTGTAATACCTTGGAGCATCTTTTTGAGCTGTTTGCAGCAAAAACAACTTATTCATTTGTTCGGTTGTTTGTAATTGAAGCATATAATCACTGGTATCGTTAATAACGTCAATTATACGAAAACGTTGACCTGAACCAACTAATATATAGTTAAAGACATCTTCACCAGTTACAGCAGTTAAAGTATCTGAAAGTGCATTCCAATTATAAGCATCTTCACACTGACGCTTAGCATCATTAATAAATTTACCAATAAGTTTTGAATAAGCGTTATCCGATACAGAAGAGACCTCGTTTTCACGAAGTCTAATCAGTACATCATTTACTAATTCTAGGTAGGTTGGGGATGCCATGGTGTCCTTATTTTAACACATTTTAAACTAAATGTCAAGGTTTTTATATATTTAAGAGTATGCTCTTGTGCCTGATTTGTCAATAATTAAAACTTGTTTTCTAGGTGCTGTAGAACCAGTATTGGGAACACTTATGTGCGTCCATGAGTCAAATTCTCTGATTAACTGATCGTACCCTATATCAGATTTAATTAAAGCTTGTACGACCTCATTGGGGGTCATTCCGGGGACTCTAATATCAGCAGCACAGCCTAGTCTATGTTGACTGGTATCTTTAGAGCCTACAGCATCATTCACCTGTTTAGACCTAAAGCCGGAGTTAATCATTATTGGTTTACCGCCTAGAACTATTTTAACCTGCTCAAGCAACGCTGCTACTCTCATTAAATTAGCCAGTTCAGCTGCTTTAGGGGTATTGTCAAACTCTCTGTGAGAAGTAACAGTAAGTTCTTCTAGGGTAAAATGCTCACTCAAGTTCACTTGGCAATACCATTTTTAGCATAGAACATGGTTCTGTCACCAAACAAGTAGAAACCCACAATAGCAGCAAAGTTGTCTACTTCAGGAGAAGCTATACCTACAACATGTGTATAAGCCCATGCTCCAAGGGCTATAGCAACCACCAGAGGACGCTGAAGACGCACAATAGCCTCTACCCATAAGTAAGAAGCATTAGAGCCTCCTGCCTCGTTTAAAGCCTTGAACATATCCAAATCTAATTGCTTAACTTGGGTATATTGTTCTATTGTAGCTGGCTTAAACTGTTCAGGTGCTATAAACCTTGATATTAATGATTTACCAAAGTCTACCGCTAGTGGAGCAAACGCTGCTAGTAGTGTAATTGGATCCATTATTTACAGTCCCATTTTTTGAGTGCTAATGCTTTTCTTGTTGGTCTGCCTTTGTCATCCTTCATAGGACCTGCTACACCGCCCATACGAGCACAGAAGCTTTTACGTCTACCTGCAGCCTTGGGAGACTTTGCAGCCTCTTTAGCGGACACTGGTGGCTTTAATTTAGAACCTGTAGTCTTGTTGTAGTAGTCTCTACCTTTTTGATTAAGACCACCTTCAGGGTTTTGATAAACCTTTTTAACCATTACTTGCCACGACCTGCAGACTTCTTCATTGGTTTCTTAGCCATACCTGCTTGACTCATAGCAATAGCCACTGCTTGCTTACGAGACTTAACTACAGGACCAGTCTTAGAACCAGTATTTAACGTACCAGCTTTGTATTCATGCATTACTTTACCAATCTTAGCGGATTGTTTTTTAGTTTCTTTCATAAGGTCTCCTTAATATGTATAAGATACTGCTGGTGCGTTGTCTACTTCAAGAGTAATAATTACTGATGTTGTACTTCCTGCTTCTGATTGAACTCTGATTTCGTCTCCATCTTCAAGAGTAACATAAGAATTATCAAATTTAAGAAAGGATTTAGCTGATATATCATACGCTGAAACTATAACAACTTCAGTATTAGCACTTTTGTCATACCACCATGCACTAAAATGCTTAGTAGATGCTACTGAATTACTAGCAAATAATAAAGTTAAGTTAGCAATCTGTTTAGTAGGAACAACAAACAATGTTGTTTTAGTATTAGCCGTTAAGTTACGACCTACTGAATATGATCTCATTCTAGTGTCAACAGATAAATAGTTTCAAGATATTGCCCTACAATCTCATCAATGATGTTTTGCATGGCTGTGTCAGTCTTAGGTAC